CGGACCGGTGATGCAGTGGGCGATGCTGGCGTAGTCGAAGGGGACTTCATCCGGCAGGCCGAAGCGGTTCTTGGCGTCCCAGCAGGCGTGGTGGGTGGTGTAGAGCACCCGTTTGCCGCCGGTGGCTTTGTTCTTGGCGTTGGGGCTGCTGCCGCTCTTCTCCACGATGGTCTGGTAGTTGGCGAAGAGGAGCATATCGCACCACTCCCGCAGGAGGGGTTCAGTCTGCTTGGTGGTCTTCATGGTCCAGCGGTCATAACTGCCCGCAGCGTCCGGCTGCTCGAACTTGGTGATGGCGGCGTGGGCGAGGATCAGCACATGGTGGCCGCTGTTCAGCACCTCCTCGAGGGCGTCGAGGAGCCGGCCGAACTCCTCCTTGACGTAGGTGTAACCCTTGCCGTAGCCGAAGCCCTCGAGGCCGTCCACCTTGGCTTTGGCGCAGATGGCGTCGATGGCCAGACGCTCGGCCCAGTCGGCGGTGTCGATGACCAGCGTGCCGCAGGAAACTTCGCCCCGGGTGACGGCCCGCACCTCGTCCAGCAGCATGGCCCAGCTGGTGGGCTGAGGCAGGCGGGCAACATTGAGCCGCTTGGTGCCGCCCTCGGTGTCGATGAAAACGGGGTCCGGGAAGTGAGAGGCAAATGTGCTCTTGCCGATGCCCTCGGGGCCGTACAGTACGACCTTGACCGGGGAGTTCAAAATGCCGGTGGTGATGGAATAGCTGCTCATCAGAAAGCTCCTTTCGTCCATGTTCTGGTCTGCGTGGGTGCGGCGGACAGGACAGGCAGGTCAGCACCCTTGACCATGCCGTCCTCAATGATGATCTGGCACTCGCTGCCGGTGGAGACGCGGGTGGCGATGGCCTGCAGACCCTCCGCTTCGAGCCAGCGCCCGAACTCTTCCAGCGTGGTCATGTCCATCTGTTCGAGCTTGTCCAGAAGGACAAAGCCGCAGTCCGGGTTGAGCCGCCGGACGATAGCCGCAGCCACCCGGAGCTGGTCGCTGCCGGACATATCCCGCCAGCGCTTGCCTTTATAAGTAAGAGCGCCGTCCTCCACACTCAGCTCCGGCAGGGGCAGGTCGGCACCGTTCAGCAGGTCAAGACGCTCTTTGCGCTTCTGCTCGAGGGCATCCGTAAGCTTGTCGTAGTCGCTGGCGTATTTGGAGGCTTCGTCCTCGGCGCGGGCTTTTTCGAGGTTGGCCCGGACTTTCCGGTTCGTCTCCTCGATGCTCTGGATAGAGGCTTCCAGTTCGGCAGTGGATTCGTCCCGAAGCTGGTCAACGGTCTTTTCTGCATTTTTTCGCTGGTTGAACAGCTTGGTGTGCTTGGTGTCCAGCTCTTCCCGCAGCTTTTCCAGTTCCGCAATGCGCTCACGGGTGCGTTTCAGTTCGTCCAGACACTGTTGTTCCTGCCGGGCCAACTCCTGCGCCTGCTGCCGCAGACGCTGATTCTCGCCGTTCCGGGCCAGAATATCCTGCTGCTGGCGGATGAGGTCAGAGGCGCTGAGGGGCTGTTCGGGAGCGTCGGGGTAGGAGATAAGCTCGTCAGCGAAGTGCTTTTTCTGCTGGGCCAGCTGGCCGGTGAAGGTGCGTTTGTCGTAGATGCTTTTGATCTCCATATCCCGGAGATGCAATTCATTCCCAATGCCGATGATGCGCAGCAGGATGTCAGCCTTTTCCTTGTCGCTGGCCTCCATGAAGCGGGGCAGATCGAGGGCCAGCGGCTCGACAAAAGCGTTCAGCAGCTGCTGGCCGCTGCGGCGTCCGGTGGGGTCGGTGACGGTGAGGCTGCTGTTCTTGCCCTTGCGCTCCACGACGACTCCGTTGGAGAGAGTGACGCGGAGGTGGGCGGGAGCGACGGCACCATCCCGCTGGGCGGCGTTCGGGCGGAATTTTTCGCCGCCAAGCGCCCATGCCAGCGCGTCGAGAACGCTGGTCTTGCCCTGATTGTTGTTGCCGCCCACGAGGGTGAGACCGGTGGGCGCAGGAGTGAGCGCAACGGCCTTGATGCGCTTGACGTTTTCGGCCTCGAGGGCCGTGATCTTTACAGACATCTGGATACCTCCCCTTGAATCTGTCCTAATGTGCGTACGAACTGATCGATCGCGTTTTCCCGCTGTTCACCCGGCAGCTTGCCGAACAGCGGCTTTATGGACTGCGCGAGATTTGTGATGGAGCGGCCGGCCAGAAGGATGCTGTCGTAGGCGTCGCGGGCGTCCTGCTCCTGTGTGGCTTTGTAGTCGGCGGTCATGCCGTCGGCCATTTCCTTGGCCTGCCGGACGACTTCGTCCTTGTCCACCACAGCTACGATGGGCTGCTTCCGGGCGGCTTCGGCCTCGGATCTCCACTTGTCGGCGTGACGCTTGGCCGCTTCGGCTACCTGACGGGAGCCTTCCAGCTGGCTCTCGGCGGTTTTGGCACGCTGCTCGGCCTTGCTCTGCATCTTCCATGCTTCCTCTTCCCGGGCTTCGGCGGCGTCTAAGCGGCTTTTGAGCTGATCGTTCTGCTCGGTCAGACCTTTAATATCAGCATTTGCGGCCTCCAGCTGTGCATTGGCGGTATTCATTGCGTCCCGCGACTCCTGCTCCTGAATGCAGGCGCTCTTCAATCTGGCCTGCGTTTCGTTCAGCTTGTACTCTTTGGCCTTGAGCTGGGCTAAAAGCTCCTGCACCCGCTGGCTGTCTCCGGCGGCTTCGACCAGCTGCCCAGCGCACCCGCTGCGGGCGATGAGGTTCAAATCTTTGCGGGTCAACTCGGGCAGCTGTTTTAATTGGTCAATCGTTGAACCATTAAAAGATTCTCCGGTCTGCACCATATTCCATGCACCCGACTTGCTCATACCCTTGCTCTCATACCACTTTGTCCATGTACCGCCGCCATACCGGCCCGCCTTGGCAGTCAGCGCGTGGATCCGGGCGAGGTAGATGCAGGAGATCAGGTATTCGTCCTGCGCCGCGCCGTAATGCAAATCAAACTGCTGGTCGGCTTCGGTGGCCTGCTGGGATAAATCGCCCAGAGCGGAGAAGTCAAAGCTGGGGACAGCTGCGGATGCAAAAGAAGTCTCCGCAGGAACAACAGGGGCCGATGCGCTGCTCTGCGGGGACAGCGCGGGGGTCAAGCCTTTTGCAGCCGCCTTGCTCGCCGAGGTGGTCGGTGTTGCCGCCGCCGAACTGCTGGCAGCAGGGCTTGTCATGGTCGCAGCAGCATCCGCATTCTGGGCAGGTGTACATGAGAAAATCTCCTTTGCTTTTTTGATGTCAGCAAGAATCTTTTCCATTTCCTGCTGCGGTGTCATGTCCTTGCGGCTACCATTCGGAGTAAAGAACTGATCAAGCAGCTCTCTTTTTGCGGCAACGCCTTTCAGATTCTGGGTGCAGGTGATAGTCAGGCAGTAACGGCCATCAGATCCATAGTCCGATGCACGAATATCTTTGGAAAACGAGCCAAAAATCTCTCTGTCTGGATAAGTGTCTTTGATCCAGGAGGAGACCTGAGACAGAAAGTCGAAGTCCAGACTATGCACTCGACAAGTGCATTTATCCTTGATAGAGCCAGCGAACTCTGACGCATAGGTGAGGGTCTTACTCATCCGGCATTCGTAGCCCTGAGTCTCCCGGCTGACAGTTCTAGCACTTTCATCCCATTGATAGTTTCCGTATGGCATGGCGTAGGGGCATCCCCAGCACTCATGGCCGGGTGCATAGCCGGATAGGCGGTTGCCAGTGGTACTGGCATCGGTGGATTTCTTCACTCGCCGTCCGCATTTGCAGATATAGGTAGTCACACTCTCACCTCCGTGTCCTTCAGGCGGTCCAGCATCTCGGCCTGCAGGTCTTTGTTCAGGGGCTGGAAGCGGTTATTTCGCCAGCCGTAGCAGAGGATAGTGCCATAGATGGGCTGGCCGCGATAAGTACGGTTCAGGCTCTTGCCATAGATACCGTACACCAGCACCGCCGGGGTGCGGGGCAGAACTTTCTGCTCGCAGGGACACTGCAAAAGCGCTTCCATGCCCTGCAGCGTGTCCGGCAGGGTAGTCACGACCGGGTCTTTGCCCGGCTCGATAAGAATACCTTTCATCTCTTGCTAAAACCTCCAAAGTGTGTTATTCTTCGGGGTGATGGGCGTTCAAACCATCATCCCTTTGCAGGCTCGCCGGTGTTCCAGCACCGACGGGCTTTTTGTTTACTCGTCATGTGCTTCACTCCAGCACAAGGCTTTTGACATACGGCAGCCAGTCACGCCAGCATGGCTTGGAAAGACTGCGGTTGACAGCGTAGTAATAGGCTGCATTGCTGATTTTGGAAGAGCCTTTCAACCGCTGCTCTTTGACCATGTGGTTCACCTGATTGCGGGACAGGCCCATGCCCATCAGGAGCTTTTTCATGCGCTTGGTCTTCATGCGTCCCTCCGGTTCTGCCGGTACTCCGGCTCGGCGTTGCGGGCGTGGCGGCGGTCGATGTACTTGCGGCGCTGAGCCTCGCGCTCTGCGGCATGGTCGCCCAGCCGGGCAAAGAACAGTGCCAGCAACAGCAGCACCATCGCGGTGATGAAGTCGGTGCCGGAGATGACCCCGATGGCTTCGATGCTGCCTGCAAAGCCAAGTGCGTACAGCATCCCGACGGCACCGCTGGCCACCGCCAGCCAGTACCAGACGCCAGATTTGATTCTCATGCGGATGCCTCCTTTTTATTTCTGCGGCACACCCAGCTGCACCAGCAGGGCGGGGACGTTGATCATGATGCACCGGCCACTCTTGAGGTGAGGAATGGTGCCTTTAGCAAGCTCTTTGCGCAGGTAGTATTCCGAAAGCCCGGTGGCCCGGGCAGCATCGCGGACATTCATGAACGGGGTAGAGGGGACGGGAGGAGTATGCTTCCTCATGGTGTTCACTCCTTTTTCTCAATGGCATCTGCCAGAATATCGTTCATCAGGGCGAGATAGGCCGGGTAGCCTTTTGCAACGATGGTCAGCTGGTCAACGGCGCTGTTCAGGAAGTCCTGAGAGCTGCGCACGACGGTTTCCATCGCCCGGACGATGTCACAGTCTTCGCTGTATCCGGCTTTGGTTTGACTGCAAAGTGCTTTGACTCTCAAATACAGGGCTTTGCTTTTGTCGCGGGCTTCACGGCGCTTGTCCAGAAAAGCGGTCTGCTCGTCCAGACGCTTCCGGGCTGCGATGACTTGGTCAATGGCCCGCTGGATGTTCTCGTCCTGCACGGCCTGCTGGTCCTTGTGCTGGGCGGCAAGCTGCTTCTCCATCTGGTTGAAGGCTTCGATGTACTTGAGCTTCCACGTTACGGCCTCTTTGCCCGTGAAGCCCATTGCCAGCAGGGCGAAACCGTCGCGGTTCATGAGGTACTCGGGGAAGCGCTGGCCGCGATACTCAAATGCGGTCTCATGGAAGAATTTAGTGGCCGAATTTTCGGCTACTAAAATTTGACGAATGGCCGCCAGAACGTGCTTGTGCTCCTTGCCGAAGCGTTTGGCGACCTCCCGGCTGGATGCCACGGGTTCGCCGTTCTGGGTAGATAAGATAATGTCGTTCAAGGTTTTGACCTCCTTGTGGCTGGCTCCCTTCTGCGGTAGAATAGAGGGACAGAAGGGAGGTGAAAAATATGCAGATGATTCCTGTTTCTTCGTCCGACCTCGCAGCAGTCGGATATGCAGGCACTACGCTTTGGATTTCATTTCATAGCGGCGGACTATACGAGTATTCTGGTGTGCCGCAAAGCGTCTATGAATCGCTGATGAACGCTCCGTCAAAGGGTAAGTATTTTCATGCGTACATTAAGCGCTCGTACCCGTATCGCAGAATTGGTTAATCAATGACCACGAGCACAATGGCGGGGCCGTTTACCTTGACTTCGGCATCTTGGTAGGGCTCTGCTATTGTTGCTTCTACGCCTTCCCGATTGGATAGTTCTGCAACGAGCTGTGCTGTCGGCACATTTTTCAGCGCCCAGCGCTCCGCTTCCGACGGCTCGCTGGGCTTTTTGTTACTGTCCATGTGGTTCACCTTTTTCAAAAATGTGACTTGCTAAGTTACTTAATGGCCGAAAAATACAGCCTGCGGATTGTCGATGCTCAAAAGCTCCACAATCTTTGAGGCCTCATCCGTGCCAAAAACACGTTTTTTGAGCTTGCGGGTTAAGGTTTGCTCCGAAATTCCGAGTTCCTGAGCCAACATTTTTTGGGTGTAGCCAGCCTTGACCATGTACGACTTGAGTAAATTGACGTTTACCACACTTTCACCTCCAAACTGCCTCCTTGTAACTTGTGAGGTCACAAGTATAATAGCATCATATTTGTAACTTGTCAAGTTATTCTTGATAATTGAATTAAAAATATTGTAAACTACCGGTTTATCTGCTATACTATAGACATTAAAGGAGGTGCTCATGGTGACTGTAGGTGATCGTATTCGACAGGTACGTCAAGAGCGAGATGTAACCCAGCAGGAGCTTGCCGATTACATCGGCGTATCGAAGCAGGCAGTATATAAGTATGAAAATAATATTGTAACCAATATACCGACAGACAAAGTTGACGCCATCGCCAAACGGCTGAAAGTGTCTCCCGCCTACTTGATGGGTTGGGAAGAGCAGCCCACTTCCAAATCTACCTCTCCCACCCCTATCCCGCCGGGCTTTGAGCCGATGCCGAAGATGAAGAAGATCCCCCTGATCGGCAGCATAGCCTGCGGCGACCCCATTACAGCAGAGCAGAACATTGAAAAGATGGTGGACGTGCCGGAGAACATCCGGTGCGACTTTTCCCTGACCTGCCACGGTGACAGCATGGTGGATGCCGGTATCCACGATAAAGATGTGGTGTATATCCGTATACAGCCGGAGGTAGAGAACGGCGAGATTGCGGCGGTGCGTATTGATGGCGAAGCCACCCTCAAGCGGGTATATTACAACCCCGGAACGCTGACCCTGATGCCCGCAAACCCGGCTTATGCGCCCATGGTCTACACCGGCTCCCAGCTGGAAGAGGTGCACATTGAGGGCAAGGCCGTGGGCTGGACGCATTGGGTGGGGTGAAAAAATCGCTCGCCGGTGCGAATTGCAGGATTGGTTGTGGAGTGCCGGAAGGTGTTCCGATAAAATGACGAGGAGGAATTGTAAAATGTCTTTATTTGGCAAAAAGGAAAAGGAAGAGATTGCGCGGTTGAATACGGAAATGCAGAGCCTGCGGGACGCAATGCCATCCGAGAGCCGCACACTGGACGACATCAATCGTGAAATCAAAGCTTCGCGTGAAGAACTCGCTCGTGTCCAAGAAAACCTTGAAAGCCGCAACAGCGAGTTGAAAGATGCCTTGGAAGAACTTCAACAGGCAAAAGACCAGCTCATTGAAACGAACGAAGAAGTTTTGATGCAGAGCTTTGGTCTGTACACTCCACAATATTCGTTCATGAATGCGGACGAGTATAAGGCGCACCTTTTGGAGATTCGCGCGAAGCAGAAGGACATGATCAAAAATAAAACGGCAGTCAGTGGCAATATGAACTGGACAGTCAATGGAAATGCGTCCAAAGGCAAGAAGATGGTCTCTGATATGCAGAAACTTCTCCTTCGTGCATTCAATTCTGAATGCGATGATGTAATTGAACACGTCAAATACAATAATATCGAAGCCAGTGAAAAGCGTATTACTACCTCTAGGGAAGCAATTTCCAAGCTGGGGACCATTATGGAAGTCAGCATCCAGCCGCAATACTACCGTCTAAAAATCGAGGAACTTCATCTTGCTTTTGAATATGCCCAGAAAAAGCAGCAGGAAAAGGAAGAGCAGAAGGAAGCACGTGCCAGAATGCGCGAGGAAGCCAAACTGGCAAAGGAAATTGAGGAGGAACGCAAAAAGCTGGAAAAAGAACAGCAGCATTACCAGAATGCATTGCAGCGTATCAATGCACAGCTTGAAGCGGCATCGGATGTTGATCGCGCGGCCATTGAGGAGAAAAAGGCAGAGCTCATGGCGCAGCTTGATAAGATTGATAAGGAATTTGCGGATGTTGATTACCGCGAAGCAAACCAGCGTGCCGGTTATGTGTATGTCATTTCCAACATTGGTGCCTTTGGCGAAAATGTCTACAAAATTGGCATGACACGCCGCCTTGACCCGCAGGATCGTGTGGATGAACTGGGTGATGCATCAGTGCCGTTTAACTTCGATATACATGCGATGATCTTCTCCAACGATGCCCCCAAACTGGAAGCTGCGCTTCACAACGCCTTTGCTGATCGTAAATTGAATTTTGTTAACCAGCGCCGCGAGTTCTTCAACGTCTCTTTGGACGAAATCAAACAGGTGATTAAGGATAACTATGATAAGTCGGTTGAGTTCGTAGAGCTCGCCCCGGCGGAACAGTATCGTGAATCCCTGAAACTCAAAGAACAGGCAAAACATCAAGTGAATTGAACGATTTTTGAGGATGGATATGAAAGATAAAAAAACTTACAATATGGAATTGCAAACCGGAGAAAAAACAAGCCATAAAGCAGTTAGTCCATATTGGTTTGCGTTTATTCCGGCAGCTGCATTCGCAATTCTGACGATGTATGTTGGTATTTCTGAGAATATGGCAAGTGGCGCTATTTTGTTTGTTTCGGTTGTTGTTGTTTTTTTGATGATATTTGTTCCGATTTCACTGATAATTTTTATCTTGAGAAAAATTATCAGCGCTATTGAAAAGGCGAAACAGTAAAAAAGCCCACCCATGCTGGAACATGGGCGGGCAGCAATGAAAAACGCCCCCGGTGCTGGTAACACCGAGAGCGTTTATAGAGTGGCTTGCCCCAGAGGGTACAATCCAACGTGAACACCTGTATTGTACCACCTCCGGGCAGGCTTGTCAAAGTGTACCCATATGGAGGTGTATTTTTATGGCGAGTTTCAAGGAGAAACTTGACAAAAACGGAAACCGCATCTACGAGGTGCAGGCCAGCAATGGGCGAGGGCGGCGTGTCTGGCGCACCTTCCACCCAGAGCCGACATGGAGCAAGCGCACCATTCAGCGGGAGCTACAGAAATTCGCCGCTGAATTGGAGCAGCAGTTGGCGGATGGGAAAGTGCTGACCCGTGAAGAGACTGCGCAAAAGGCCGCTGCGGAAGCCGTAGAGGCGGCCAAAATCAAAACCTTCCGGCAATATGCTGAAGCCGTCTATCTGCCAGAGAAAGCCGCCACGCTGGCGGAAAAGACCCGGGCCAGTTATACCCAGCTGTTGGAGCAGCATGTCTTTCCGGCTCTGGGCCATATGCTGCTGCCGGAGATCACCCCGGCCATGATAAAGGCGTTACTTTCCAGTCTGTCAGAGGAGCTTGCCTTCGCCAGCGTGACAAAGGTGTATGCTGTACTACATAACCTGTTTAAGGCTGCCTTGCTGGATGATACGATAGACCGGAATCCAATGGACAAGGTGCCGCGCCCCCGGAAGTCGAAGGATGCAGCCCTTCCTACAGAGCACAAGGCTTTTACTGCAGAGGAGACGCGGTATATTCTGCGCTGTCTGGATGGCGAGGCGCTCAAGTGGCGGGCGTTTATCCTGCTGCTTATCGATACGGGCTGCCGCCGGGGCGAGGCCTGCGGGCTGCAATGGCAGTCGGTGGATTTTGATACCAACACGATCACCATCGAGAGGAATCTACAGTACACCTCCGAGCGGGGCGTGTACGAGACCCTGCCCAAAAACGGCAAGACCCGCGTTGTAGACATCTCGTCTGACGTGGCCGCGCTTTTGCAGGAGCTGCGGCAGAGTCAGCTGGTAACGGTGCGCTGGGTGTTTACGCAGGACGACAGCCCGGAGCCTATGCACCCAGACACTCCAACTCGTTACTTCCAGCGATTTGGCAAACGGTATGGGATAGAGCACTTCCACCCGCACAAGCTGCGCCACACGTCCGCCAGTCTTGCCATCACCAACGGTGCCGACGTGGTAAGTGTCGCCGCACGGCTGGGACACTCTGACAGCAGCACCACGCTGCGGATGTACGCTCATGCCAATGAGGATAGCATCCGCCGGGTCGGTCAGACCGTAAGAGAAGCCTTGAAGCAGCCAGAAAAGAGAAAGGCTTGA